AGACGAATGCGAGTTTCCGAGTAAAAGTGCATTGGGTAGGAGAGGTGCATGGGAGTTAGAGGCCCGTTGCCGAAGCGGGCGAAATCGGCCCGCACGGCTAAGGGGGTGCGGCTCACCAAGTTGCCCGACGAGGCGGACGCTATATTTCGACGGCTCGTGCGTGACGTTGTCGACCTGACACCGGCGGACGTCGCATTGGTGGAAGACACGGCCCGGTGGATCTCCGTTGCGAAGGAGGCGTATCGACAGCTCGCCGATGTACCGGCGCCACCAGTCACGGTTGAAGAGGCGATCGAACGGTTGCTACTTTCGGTCACGGATACAGCCCACGGCAATAAAGAGGAATCGAGAAAGAATCCATTGTTGATCGTGATGCGCACGGCGAGCGAGCAGATCCGGGCCAACGCCCAGCAACTTGGGGCTACACCTCTCGCCCGGGCGCGCATGCCAGAACCTGAGCATGAGCAATTGTCACTGGCTGACATTCTCTTCGCCGACGTGCCAACCGAACATGAATGACAGCCTATCGATTCGACGAACGCGCCGCTATGGTCGCCGTGAGATTTTTCGAGCGCATGCTTGTCCATATCGAAGGCCCGCTGGCTGGCCAGCCATTTATATTGGAACCATGGCAGCGTCATATTGTGAGCGAGTTGTTTGGTTGGAAGCATCCGGACGGCCGCCGGCGATACCGGAAGCTCTACCTGGAGGTGCCCAGAGGCAACGGCAAGTCAACGTTTGCGGCGGGCCTGGCGCTGCTGCTGCTGGCCGTGGATGGCGAGCGATCAGCCAAGATTTATAGTGCGGCGGCCGACAAGCCACAGGCCGCCATTGTGTTTGAGACTGCCGAGAAGATGGTCAAAGAGTCGCCCCTGCTCTCAAAGCGGATAAAGCCCTACCGCAACCGAACGATGGAATATCCCGAAACGGGAAGTCGGTACATCGTGCTAAGTGCCGATGCCTACACCAAGCACGGGCTCAACCCGCACGGCATCATCTTTGATGAACTGCATGCCCAGCCCAACCGTGAGTTATACGACGTTTTGAACACGGCAATGGGTAAGCGGCGGCATCCCCTGATGATCATGATCACGACGGCCGGCTACGATCGCAACTCGATTTGTTGGGAGCAACACGAGTACGCACGCCAGGTCAAAGAGGGCATCATCGACGACCCCACATTCCTGCCTGCCATCTGGGCAGCCGACGAGACTGACGACTGGACCAGCCCGGCTACGTGGGCCAAGGCCAATCCAAACTATGGCGTCAGCGTGCGTGAGGAGTTCTTGCGCCAGGAGTGCGCCACGGCGCTCGCCAGTCCAGCGTACCAGAACACATTTCGGCGCCTATATCTCAATCAGTGGACGCAGCAGGAGAGCCGATGGTTGGACATGCATGCCTGGAATGCGTGCAGCCAGGCGCTGCCGGACCTGACCGGCCGCACATGTTACGGCGGGTTAGATCTGGCCAGCACGACCGACATCGCCGCATACGTGCTGGTGTTTCCGCCGGTGTCGGACGGCGAGCCCACGTGGCTGCTGCCAACGTTCTGGATCCCGGTCGATAGCATGCAGGAGCGCGTACGACGAGATCGTGTGCCGTATGATGCGTGGGTGCGCGATGGCCTGGTCATTGCCACGGAGGGCAACGTCATCGACTACGGGCGCGTGCAGGCGACGATTGAGGCCATGGCCAGCACGTACAATGTCCGCGAAATTGCCTTCGATCGCTGGGGCGCCACCCAGATCACGCAAAATCTGACCGGCGCCGGGCTGACCATGGTGCAGATAGGGCAGGGTTACGCCAGCATGAGCGCGCCATCCAAGGAATTGCTGCGGCTGGTACTGTCGCACCAGGTGGGCCACGGCGGCAACCCGGTGCTGCGTTGGATGGCGGACAATGTGACGACTGAAGAAGACGCCGCAGGGAACGTCAAGCCATCGAAAGCCAAATCGCGACAGAAGATCGACGGCATTGTGGCCAGCGTCATGGGCCTGGCGCGGGCGCTGATGCACGACCCAGAGTCGGGGCGATCAGTTTATGAAGACAGGGGGATCCTGACCATATGACAGGCGAAGAGTTCTTGCAAACAGTTGAAAAGCTCTCGGATGTTCGTCGGATCGTGTTGGCACCAGGCGACACGATTGTGCTTTTTATACCAGAGCGTCTTTCCTCCACTGCATACAAATGGTTGAGCGAATCCATGGAGGGAATATTTCCTGGACATCGCGTTATCGTTCTCGAGAGTGGCATGGACATGTGTGTTGTATCGGATCTGGAAACGGTGACCTTGCTTGAACCTAACAAGACGGATTCATGACCGGCAGGGTATTTTGACACTGGGAGATAACATGGACATGCCGATTGACCTGCGAGCGCTGGGCAAGCATTGGGGCCGGTTGTTCGATGGCCGCTATCTGGAAGTGTGTCGCAACGATAGCCGCTTGGCGTACATCGACCTGGTTGAGACAGCCCGCACCGGTCGGACGGCTATTGTGCGACATGTAGTTGAGGCGCCGGCGGACACCGTCATGGTTGACGATACTGCAGGACGAGAGTAGGTATTGAGAACATAGCCCATTCGTGCTACAATCGATGTAGCCCGCCCCTCGGGGGACGCACTGGGCGTTGAGTCTGGTGCGTGGGCGGGCCACCCGTGCGGAGTGGCGCAGCGGACAGCGCAGCAGGCCCATAACCTGACAGTCACTGGTTCAAATCCAGTCTCCGCAACCATACCATTGGGGCAGCCGCCCACAACGTCAGTGGGAAAAACGGTTCGGTGGCCACTGGAGGGCATAAGCTCCAGCGTAATGAGCCCCGCCTAGAATGGCGACACCTGCACAATTGAAGTGGTGTGACAGCCGGGAGAGACCGGCAACATCCAGAGCGTCCATTGTGTGCGCCAGATAGTATCTCTTTTGAGAGCTATCTGGCGCACTTTTTGTTTCCCGGGAAACGCATGTTGGACTGGCTGATTGATGTGCTGATCGTGGTAGGGCTGTTGTCCATCGGATGGACCATCTACGATGCCATGGGCGTAACTGCGACGGTTGCCTACGTCGGCAGCCTGTGCCTCGTCGTGGGGTTGCTGCTGATCTACCGACGCGCGAGCGTGAGGCCGAAATGAGCGTAACCGGCTGGTTGTTGGGATTTGAAAAGCGCGCTGCGGAAATGTCGGCACTGCGTTCGATGGCGAGCCAGGCGCCGTCGGTGTCCGGCGTGGCGGTGACGGCAGACGTGGCGCTGCGCAACATGACCGTGCTGGCATGCATACGCATCATCTCTCAGGCGCTGGCGTCCGTGCCGCTGTTGCTGTACCGACAACAGGGACGCAACCGCACCAGGGCCGTAGAACATCCGGTGTACGACATTTTGCAGCGCGTGGGCAATAGTGAGATGACCGCCTACGAAGTGCGCGAGGCGCGACTGGCACATACGATGGCCTGGGGCAATGCCTACGCAGAAATCCAGTACGATGCCAACTACAACATTATTGGCTTGTGGCCACTGGCGCCAGATCGGGTTGGTGTAGAGCGCAATGCTGCCGGCCGGCTGATTTATACCTACTGGTCCGATGCGATGGGGCGCGGCTTCGAGCTGCCATCCTACCGCGTCATGCACACGCGGTATCTGATCTTGCGCGGCGTAATCGGCATGTCGCCGATCAGGCAGGCCATGAACGCCATTGGCCTGTCGGCAGCCGCAGAGGAATTTGGCGGCCGCTACTTTGCCAACGGATCGCGGCCGTCCATCATTCTCAAGCACCCTGGCAAAATCAGTTCCGACGTTTACCTTAGGCTGCGCGAGTCGTTTTCGCAGAACTGGCAAGGGCTTGAGAACGCGCACCGTATCAACATTCTGGAAGAGGGGATTACACCTGAGACGATTGGCATCCCTCCGGAGGAAGCCCAGTTCATCCAGACACGCGAATACGGCGTAGCGGAAGTCGCTCGCTTGTACGGCGTGCCGCTTCACATGCTTGCAGCCGGGCAGTCAGCCACATTTGCTTCCAGTGAGCAGGACGCCATCAACTTCCGCCAGTTCACCCTGTTGGAATGGGCAAAGCGCGACGAACAGCGGATAAACATGGATCTGCTGACCAAGGCCGAACGGCGCGACGGGTACTATGCCGAATACCTGCTGGATGGCCTGGAGCGGGCAACGATCGAGACGCGCACGACTGCTTACAGCACCATGATTCAGACCGGCGTCATGATGCCAAACGAGGCGAGAGAGCGCGAGAACCTGGACCCGGTGGCGGGCGGCGACGTGCTGCTGTTGCCCCTCAACATGCAACAGGTTCGGCCCGACGGCACCATCGTCAGTTCGAGCACGCAAACCAATAGTGACCGTTCGCCGCACGCATGGACTGAAGATGAGCTTGATTCACTAGAAAAGGCCCAAGACGAACGTCTTGAACGGTATAGGAACGCAATCGACAAGGGCGTGCCGACGATCAATGACATGATCGAGCGCGACGTGACGCCTGATTGTTTGGATCCGCTCATCGCCGACGTGCGCACACGCGTGATCAACCTGGTGACAAATGACGTGCGGCAGGGCGGCGCCAAGGCGCTGCGCATCGGCGGGCGCGCCGGCCTGGCTGAATGGATCGAAGGACAGTACGCAGACTGGCGCCTGGCTGCCGGCAGAATGCTGGTGGCGAGCGAGGCTACGGCGCAACGTTTGGGCATCACGTTTGACGTGGATCCCGGCGCATGGATCGACCAGGCTGTCACCGCCGGCGTCGCACAATTGATTGGGGGAGGATCGTAATGGAACGGAGACTGTTCGCCACAGACCTGCGCGCGGTGCAGAACGACGCCAACAAGCGCACGATCGGGGGCTACGCTGCCGTGTTCAATCGGCTGTCGGTTGTGATCTGGGGCTTCCGTGAGGAAATTGCGCCAGGCGCCTTTGCTGATTCGCTTGGCGGTGATATTCGGGCGCTGTGGAACCATGATATGGCTCATGTCATCGGACGCACGACCAATGGTTCGCTGCGACTGGAGGAAGACAATACCGGGCTGGCCTTTGAGCTGGATCTACCGGA